TGGTACATTTACATAAGAGGTAGCCAATGGCGAACACTACTTCTGGCACATATGTTTTTGATAAGAACTATGCCATCGATGATGTAATCATGGAAGCATACGAAAGAATAGGTCTTGTCGGAACTGCTGGAAATCAAATCAAATCAGCTAAAAGATCTTTAAATGTTTTATTCTCTGAATGGGGAAACAGAGGACTTCACTATTGGGAAGTAGGAACTACAAACGTTACTTTAGTTGAAGGTCAAGCCGAATATAAATTTTATAGATCATCCGGCGATGGAACTAGCACGGCTTGTGTAGATGACACAGGAACAGCTGATACTTCTATTTATGGAATTACTGACATTTTGCAATGTTCTTTTCGTCAATACAATAATAACAGCGGTGGAACTCAAGCAGATACTACCATGACTAAAATAGATAGATCTACTTATTCTGGTTATGGAAACAAAACAGTGAAAAGTACTCCATCTAATTTCTGGGTTCAAAGATTTATAGCCCACACTACATTAACTATTTATCCTACAGCTAATGCATCTGCTGCAGGATCAGCAAACAAATTAAAAATTTTTTATCAAAAAAGAATTCAAGACGTGGGGGCATTTACAAATGCAACTCAAGTCCCTTATAGATTTGTTCCTTGTATGACTGCTGGATTAGCTTTTTATTTATCACAAAAGTTTTCTCCACAAAGAACACAAGAAATGAAATTATTATACGAAGATGAGTTAGCTAGAGCTTTAGCAGAGGACGGGTCAGCTTCTAGCACGTACATAACTCCTAAAAACTATTACCCAGCAATAACATAATGGCATCTTTTTCATCAGGCAAACATGCATTAATGATTTCAGATCGTTCAGGTGTGGCATTTCCTTATAGAGAAATGGTACAAGAGTGGACTGGAATGTGGGTACATACTTCTGAATTTGAACCTAAACAACCTCAATTAGAACCAAGACCTATTGTTGGAGATCCTCAAGGACTGCCTCATATTAGACCATCAAGAAAAGCTTTTGCAACTCCAGTGGTTTTAAACAACAATCCGTTTACTACAACTGCAAGTAACACAAGTGTTACGGTTAAATGTGAAAATCAACCTTGGTCTACAAATGATTATATTAGATTTACAAATGTTGAAAGAGCTGTAGGTGGCGTTGCTAAATCTACTTTAGAATTAACAACTACTTTAAATGGAGCCATAAGCTCAAGTGCAACAAGTTTAGTATTAGCAGATTCTTCACAATTTGTAGCTCCTGGTTATATTTGTATTCAATTATTTGATAGCGATGGAAATGATGTAAGTGAAACAATTTACTATACAACAAATACTACAGGATCAAATACTTTATCCGGGCTAACTCGGGGAACGGCCGCTACTATTAATGGAGTCACTCCTGAGTCAACTACGGCAGCTGCTCATAGCAGTGGAGCTAAAGTTTATGGCTCTTATAAAATTACAAGACAAACTACAACGGAAAAAATAGCTTCCCCTCCAAGCACTCTTACTGTAAGTAATAGTTTTACGTTTAGTTTAAAAAACAATGCGTCTAGTGCAGAAACAGGTGGAGGATTTTTCTGCTTTGGTGGACCAGTAAACATGAGACCTTAATATGATTAAATATATAAAAGATTTATGGCATAAATGGTTTGGTAAAAAGGAAGTTGTAGTAGAAGCTGCACCTGCTCCTAAACCAGAACACTGTGGTACTCATAATAGATTTAAAAAAAGCTGTCCCGTTTGTGTGGAGGTTGTTAAATAATGCCAGGATTAAGCGCATCAGGATTAATTACACAAATTAGAAGTTACACTGAAGTAAGTGATACAGTTCTTACAAGCTCTGTTTTAGAGAATATTATTTTAAATGCTCAACAAAGAATCATGTATGATGTCCCTATTGATGCAGATAGAAGAACTCAAACTGGAAGTTTAGTAGCTGGTCAACAACAAATTAATGCTCCAGCAGGAGCTCTATTTATTAGGGGTGTTCAAGTTTATGATTCTACATCAGCAACCACTGGAGATAACAGATGGTTATTAAGAAGAGATTTAACGTTTTTACAGGAATATATACCTTCTACAGCTAGTGCTAAAAGAGGATGGCCTAAATATTATGCAGTATCAGACATAGATCCTCCTACAGGATATAGTGATACTACGTCTGGAAGGATACATTTTGCGCCAGTTCCTGATTCAGCTTATACTTTTCAGGTCCATTTTAATAAGGCACCTGACCTATTAGAAGGAAGTGGGACTAATTATATTAGCTTGAATTTCCCTCAAGGTTTATTATACTGCTGTTTAGCTGAGACTTATGGCTTTTTAAAAGGTCCAGCAGACATGTTGACTTTATACGAACAAAAGTATAAAGAAGAAGTACAGAAGTTTGCTTCACAGCAAATTGGAAGAAGACGAAGAGACGATTACACGGATGGTACAGTGAGAATTCCAATCGAGTCACCGCCTCAGTAATTAGGAGATTAAATTATGGCAAATACATCGGCAATGTGCACAAGTTTCAAACAAGAGATCTTGGTTGCAACACACAATTTTACAGCATCAACTGGTAACACTTTTAAAATTGCATTGTATGACAGCTCAGCGACTTTAGGAGCTTCTTCAACTGCTTATTCTTCTTCAGAAGAAATTACAAATACCTCAGGTACAGCTTACACAGCTGGAGGTGCTACACTAACAAGCGTAACTCCAACAACTTCAGGAACCACAGCATTTTGTGATTTTGCTCCTGACATTTCTTGGACATCAGCTTCATTTACTGCGAACGCAGCTTTAATCTACAACTCAAGTGCATCCAACAAAGCGGTTGCTGCAATTGCGTTTGGTGGAGACAAAACTGTTACTAACGGTACATTTACAATTCAATTTCCGACAGCGGACGCTAGCGACGCGATAATCAGAATCGCATAAGGAGGTAGATCCTTATGGCCGATCAAATCTTTTCGGTTGACGGTGTTCAGGGTATAGTTAACCCTACACGTTGGAATGCTCAAAATACACCCTATGGAGAAGGCGCTTGGAATACAGGTGGCTTTACAGCTCAAGATGTTATTCAAGGATGGGGTCATTTATCATGGGGCAGAGCTAACTGGGGTGATCTCGATATTTACGAAGAAGGTTGGGGAAGAAGTACTTGGGGCAATGAGCCTTGGGGCGGTACTCATAATAAAAACGTTTTACTTACAGGTTTATCTGCAACAGCATCCGTTGGTTCTATAACACCAGTAGATCAAGTAATGGGATTAACAGGTCAGTCAGCAACTGGCTCTGTTGGAACTATTGCTCCTGCAGATGTAATGGGATTAACCGGTGTAAGCGCAACTGGTTCTGTTGGATCTATTGCACCAGCAGAAATGTCTGTTGGCTTAACGGGAGTTAGTGCAAGTGGCTCTGTTGGATCTATTGCTCCTGCAGATGTAATGGGCTTAACAGGTGTAGAAGGAACTGGCGGAATTGGTAGTGTAATAATTCCAAACGTTGGAGTTCCGTTAACCGGGGTTAGTGCAACAGGAGACGTTGGTGCACCAACTGTTATTTCATTCCCAGTTATTGAACCAGCAGGATTCCAAGCAACAGCTTCTTTAGGAACAGTTATTATACCTAATGATGCAGCATTAATTAGTGGAGTATCAGCTACAGGATCAGTTGGAGATATTGCTCCAGCAGATGTCATGGGCTTAACAGGAGTATCTGCTACTGGTGGAGTAGGTAGTGTAATCTGTGAATCTAAATATAGTTTATCTGGAGTTTCAGGAACAGGCGCTGTAGGTACACTTTCACCTACAGAACAAACAGTAGGACTAACTGGTCAAGAAGGTACAGGAGCAGTTGGAACACCTGGAATTCTTCATTATGCGGATATTGACACAGGTTCAAATACATCATATAGTAATGTTTCAACGGGTTCGAATAGTTCATATTCGAATGTTGCATCAGGATCAAATACCAGCTATACAGATGTAGAAGAAGCTGCTTAATAAAATTTTAGGAGATTAATTTATGGCATCAACATATACCCCTCTCGGCGTAGAGAAAATGGCAACTGGCGAAAATGCCGGTACATGGGGAACAAAAACAAATACTAACTTAGAGATTATCGAACAGATATCGGGTGGTTATACTACTCAAGCTGTTTCAGATTCCGGCGATACTACTTTATCAGTATCTGATGGATCAACAGGTGCAACACTTGCACATAGAGTTATAGAATTTACAGGATCACTTACAGGCTCAAGAAACGTAACGATCCCTTTAGACGTACAAGACTTTTATCTTTTAAAAAACGCAACATCAGGATCTCAAACAGTTGTATTTAAATATGTAACAGGTTCTGGAGACAGTGCTACAATTCCAAATGGTAAAACTGTAATTGCATATGCAAAAGCAGATGATGGCACAAATCCAAATATTGCTTTGCAAGCATTTGGAGGGGATGTTGTAGATGATACATCACCACAATTAGGTGGAGACTTAGATTGTAACAGTTATGATATTTTATTTGATGACAATACTGGAATTAGAGATGATTCTGATAATGAACAATTAACTTTCCAAAAAACATCTTCAGCAGTTAACAATTTTGAAATGACTAACCAAGCTACTGGTACAAGTCCAACACTTGCTGCAGTAGGTGGTGATTCTAACATTGACATGGTCTTAGTTCCAAAAGGAACTGGAGAAACTAAAGTTGGAACTGGAGCAGCGACCGCTACTGTTACATCAAGCGGTGCTTATGATTTAACTTTAGATACAAACTCAGGGTCTAACTCTGGGGTTATAACAATTACAGATGGAGCTAATGGAAACATTGCAATCACTCCTAACGGAAGTGGAGCTGTTGTATTAGATGGTCTATCTTGGCCTACTTCTGATGGTACGGCAAACTATATTTTAAAAACTGATGGCTCTGCATCTTTATCTTGGACAGAAATGTCAGGTGGAACATCTTGGCAAGCAGTTCAAGCTACTGGATTTACAGCAGCAGCTGGAAAAGGATATTTCTGCAATACTACATCTGCAGCGTTTACAGTTACATTACCAGCTTCTCCAAGTATAGGGGATGAAGTAACAGTTGTAGATTATGCAGGTACAGCAGACACAAACAATATTACAGTCGGTCGTAATTCTTTAAAGATTATGGGAAGTGCGGCAGACTTAACCGTCGCCATAGAAAGAGCAGCATTTACATTGGTATATTCGGACTCTACGTATGGGTGGCTATTAAAGGATAAATAATCCTCATGGCTAACTATAAAGATATTCACGGATTTAATATACAATCCAAATCAAGTGATCCAGCAACTGGAACTGTTGGAGACATGTATTACAATTCAACAACAGGACAATTTAAAGCTATTAAACAAGGATTTGGAACCTGGGCGAGTGGTGCAAATTTAAATGCAGGTAGAGGTCAAATGGGTAGTGCATCTCTTGCACCTTTGTCTACAGGATTTGGATTCGGTGGTTGGACCACACCAACAGGTACGGTTAGAGCTTACGCAGAACAATACAACGGATCTGCTTGGTCAGAAGGACCAGACATGCCAGGAACTGCAAGATTAGCAGGAAGTTATGGAGTAAGTACTTCAGCTTTATCTTGTGGTGGATCAACAGGACCAAGTGGAGCACCTCTTAATCCAGGCGCTTTCGAATGGGATGGTAGTTCTTGGTCTAATGGTGGCGCTTTAAATAATGCCAGAAGAAATTTTACAGGTGCTGGAACTGCAGTACCGGCAGGTTTAGTGTTTGGTGGTGGAGATAACCCAGGCCCGGCACAAGATTTTGTTGAAAGTTATAACGGAACTGCGTTTTCTGAACAGACAGAAATAAACACAGCTCG